CGCCTACGCCTCCAAGCTGGGGCTGACGCCGGAGAGCCGGGTGCGGCTGGCCAAGCGCCTCGCCGATCAGGAGGACGCGGACCCGGACGCGGATCTCTTCGCATGAGAAACCCATGCGGGAAGGCGTGTCCGGATAGGACACCCGGATGCTGCTATGAAAAGCGCCAGGCCTGGCTCTTCTGCCTGAAGCAGGAGAAGGAGGCCCGCGAGCGCGTGAAGGTGCTGGAAGGTTTCCAGGCGGACTCCTCCAGGCAGAACCGGAAGACCACCGTCAGAAGGAAGCATCGCATATGAAGGACATCAAAGTGTCGGTGCTGATCCCGGTGTGGAACCAGGAGAAGCTGATCATCCGGGCGCTGGACAGCATCCCGGACCGGGACGACATCGAGATCCTCGTCTGCGACGACGGGAGCCGGGACGAGACCTGGGATGTGCTGCAGCGGTACACGCGCAGGAACCCCGGGCGGAACATCCGGCTCTTCCGGAACGACACGAACCTCGGCGAAGGCGCCACGCGGAACGTGCTGCTGGACGCGGCGCAGGGCGAGTACATCGCGAGCCTCGACAGCGATGACCGCTTCTCCCCCGAAGGCTTCGAGAAGGCCATGGCGCAGCTGGACGGCACCGACATCGTCTTCATCACCTGGAAGGAGAACAGCGGCCGGGTGCCGAAGATCACGAAGGAGAACAAGCTCTTCTACTGCGGCCTGACCCTGCGGCTGATCCGGAGGGAGTTCCTCGGTGAGGACCGCTGTGATCCTATCCGCTATGCCCCGGACAAGACGCTGAGCGTGAAGCTGGACGCCAGGGAGCACACGGAGAAGTTTACCGGCATCGTCGCCTATCTTTACAACTACCCCCGGGCGGGCAGCCTGGTGGATCTCAAAGCGAGAGGATATGAGAGCATGTACAACACCATCGTCTACTACGGCCACATCTTCCGGATCGGCGGCGTGGAGACCTTCTTCTATGAGCTGGCCAGGAAGTACGCGGACCGCGACATCACGATGCTGTACAAAAGCGGCGACCCGGAGCAGCTGCAGCGGCTGGGCAGGTACATCCGGCTGAAGAAGTGGGACGAGAAGCCGATCTCCTGCCGGCAGGCGATCTTCGGCTACAGCTGGGAACCGCGGGATCTGGACCTCATCCGGGCGGAAGAGTACATCCAGGTGATCCACGCGGACTTCGGCGCGCTGAAGAATGTGATCCGGCCGAAGCTGGATCCGCGCTTCCGGTACCTTGCCGTGAGCGAGAACAACGCCGTCGAGTGGGAGAAGCTGACCGGGATCCGGCCGGAAGTCTGCTATAACCCCATCACCGTGGACAAGCCGCAGAAGGTGCTGCACCTGATCTCGGCCACGCGGCTGGGGCATGAGAAAGGCGTTGCGCGGATGCAGAAGCTGGCGAAGGCACTGGACGACGCCGGCGTGCGGTACGTGTGGACCATCTACACCGACAGCACGGCGCGCTTCGACAGCCCGAACGTGATCCTCGCGCCGTCGCGCCTGGATGTGCGGGACTATGTGGCGGACGCCGACTATCTGGTGCAGCTGAGCGACACCGAGGGCTATCCCTACAGCCTGCTGGAGGCGCTGTGCCTCGGGACGCCGGTGATCGTGACCGACCTGCCGTCGAACCCGGACTCGCAGGTGGTGGACGGCGTGAACGCCTGGGTCCTCCCCTTCGACATGAGCGAGATCCCGGTGGAGAAGATCGCCAAGGGCCTGAAGCGCTTCAAGTACAAACCGCGGGAGGACGGCTGGGGCAAGATCCTCGTGCCGAGCGTGAGCAGCTGGAGCGAAGAACGCGGGAAGACCGTCACCGTCGAGGCGGTAGTGAAGTATCTCGACCTCGAGCTGAACAAAGTCTTCGAGCCGGGCCAGACGCACGAGTGCACCAGGGACCGCGGCGAGGCTCTGGAGCAGAAGCACCTGGCGCGGATCCTGTACTGAGATGCCGGGCCGGGACGAGATCCTGACGCATCCGGTCACGATGTACGCCAAGCAGGTCACGGCCGGCAGGCTGAAGAAGAACTGCGGACCGTATGAGATCAAAGCCTGCCAGCGGCATCTGGACGATCTGAAGCGGATCGGAGACCCCGACTTCCCCTACGTGTTCGACGTGACCAGGGCGGACCGGATCTTCCGGTGGTTCACCCTCTGCATCCAGAGCCGCGGCCCGGAGGCGGGGCAGCCGGTGCAGCTGCAGGACTGGCAGCAGTTTGACCTCGGCTGCGTGTACGGCTGGGTGCATAAAGATACAGGCGAGCGGCGCTTCACGATCACCTATGAGAAGCGCGCCCGCGGGAACTTCAAGAGCACCGAGAAGTCCGGGCAGTGCCTGTACCATATGTGCGGCGACGCGCTGTACCCTCCGGGGCATCCGGAGCTGGCAAAGTATGAGAGCAGCCCCGAGGTGGACTGCGTAGCCGTGGACCGCGGCCAGGCGATGCGCGTCTTCGGAGACGCCAGGGAGATCGCCGAGGCCAGCCCGAAGATCGCGTCCCACCTGATCATCCCGAAGAGCCTGCCGATCCGGAGCCGGAAGCTGGGCGGCAGGATGCGCGCCCTGTCAAAGGACGTTAAGAACAAGGACTCCGGCGCGCCGACCTTCGTCGTCATCGACGAGTACCACGCGCACCCGACGGCGGACCTGCACGACATCGAGTTGAACGCCTTCGGCAAACGCCGGCAGCCCCTGATGGCCATCATCACGACGGCCGGCGACGATGCGGAGAACAAGCCCTGCTTCAAGGAGGAAGCCTACGCCAAGCAGATCCTCGACGGACAGGTGAAGGACGAGAGATACTTCGTCATGATCCGCGAGCTGCCGGACGGTGCGGATCCTCACGACCGGAGCAAGTGGCTGATGCCGAACCCCTGCATGCGGATCGACAACGACTACTCGCGGAAGATGCGCGAGCAGATCGAGCAGGAGCACACGGCAGCCTACGGCTCGAACGACGCCAACAAGATCCGGCAGTTCCTCACCCGGCGCATGGACCGCTGGCAGGCCCTCAGCGAGAACAGCTATCTCAGCGAGGACCAGATGGAGCTGGCACGGAAGGCGCAGATCTCTCCGGAGGCCTTCGCTAAACTGACGGACGGCTTCGAGTGCTGGTGCGGCTTCGACCTCGGCAAGCGGATCGACCTCTCCGGCGTCGCGTCGGTGTTCCTGCTGCCGGATGGCTATGTGGCGGTGAAGATGCACGGCTTCCTCCCCCAGGACGCGGCGATCCGGCACGAGCACTCGGACCGGGTGCCCTATGTGGCCTGGTCCAAGCGCGGATGGTGCACCCTGACGCCGGGCGCGGTGACCGATAACAGCTACGTGCACAGCTGGATCGGCAACGGACAGACCGAGCACCGCTGGACCGTCGTGAACGTCTGCTATGACGGGCACAACGCGACAGACCTCGCGATCCGGATGAATGAGGAGCACGGCGACGAGGACTGGTGCGTGGAGATCGCCCAGACGGCCGCCGGGCAGAACCTCGCGGTGAAGGGCTTCCGGGAGCTGCTGCTGCAGGGCAAGGTCATCATCGAGGAATCCGGGCTCGCCATGTGGTGCCTCGCCAACGCGGTGGAGGTCGTGAACAACTTCGGCGATGTGAAACTGAACAAGAAGAACCAGAAGGACACGCAGCGCATCGACCCGGTGGCGGCCATGATGAACGCCCTGGCGCTGGCGCTGATCCGCAGAAACAACCCGACGCTGTCCGACCGCCTCGAGGAGGACAGCTGGACAATGTGAACAGGTGTCCGGATCCGGACACGGAGGGACGGCATGGCACACTATGACGACGCGGGAGAACTGAACAGGAAGGTCACCTTCCAGCGCTTCATCGGCGAGGGCGACATCGTCGGAGACTTCCAGTATCTGGACGACAGCAACTGGGAGGACGTGGTCACCGTCTGGGCGAAGGTGCGCACGATCAGCAGCCGGCAGTTCATGGCCGCCGGCCAGGAGCAGAGCGAGGTCACGCACGAGATCAAGCTCCGGCGGCGCAGCTGGGATTATAACGTGGTGTGCATGCGGGCAACCCTGCTCGGCAAAAAGTACAGGCTGCTCTCCCCTCCTCTGGACCTCGCGGACGGGAAGACCTACCAGCTCATTAAGGCCGCGGAGGTCTGGCGATGAGCGAGGCGCTCAGCTTCGACATCCGGGACATCGAGCGCACCGTCAAGATGCTGAACGAGGCCGGGAAAAGCCCGCAGAAGGCTGTCACACGGGCGGCCGGGCGCGCCGGCACGGTGCTGAAGCGGGCGGTCAAGGGCGAAGTCCCCTACAAGACCGGCACGCTGAAGCAGAGCATCATCCGCGTGGGCGAACGATCCCGCCGGAAGGGCAAGAAGGTCTACCAGGTCACCTTTGACCGGAAGATGAACAGCCAGCTGCAGAAGCCCATCCGGAACCCCGGGCAGCTGGGCGGCAAGAGCAGCAAGGGCTACTACCCGGCGAGCATGGAGTACGGCTTTCTCGCCAGGGCCAAGGACGGCAGCGGCGGTATCGTGTATTACAGCGAGACTCTCAACGACTTCAGGACCCGCCCGAACGCAGAGCAGAAGCAGGTCACGACGCAGAATGTCGAAGGCCATCACTTTATGGCGAAAGGCGCTGCCGCCACCGAGCCGGAGATCCGCGAGATCATGATCAACAAGACCATGGAGGGACTGGAAAAGACATGGACAGCGAAATGAGACTGAGCCCGGAGTTCGCGCTGACGGCAGCCATGCGCACGGTGGCCGTCCTGACCGATCCCGACAGCCACGAGGTGAAATTCTCCGCGCTGCAGCCGAAGAAGGACTGGGCGCCGCCCTTCGCCTTCTACATCCCGACGGCGGACGAGGAGGACCGGGACCTGAACGGGCCTGCCGGCCTGCAGCACTTCACGGCGCAGATCCACTTCGTCGGCGGCACGCACCGCGGCATGCAGCTTCTCTGCCAGCGGGCAAAGAAGGCCGTGCGCGATATGACCGGCGAAACCTACAGCACGGAGGCACCCGGCTGGCCGCGGGGCAGCATCTTCGTGGAGGAGGCCAGGGCCGCGCAGAGCTCCCCGGACCTCTACGACGTGGAGGTGGGCCTTTACAGGCGGATCTATACCGTGCAGATCGACTACCAGACGGAGGAGGTACTGGACAATGAAGATTGAGCTATACGGCGATGTGGTCAGCGACGAGTATGACTGGCTGTACAGTCTGTTTGAGATTCCCCACTGCTGCCCGAAGAACGTGCGGGACGCGATGAAGGAACTGCCGGCGGACGAGGATCTGATCCTCGAGGTGAACAGCCCCGGCGGCGACGTGTGGGCCGGCTTCGAGATCTACGGCTTGCTGCAGAAGCTCCAGGGCCGGACCGAGGCGCACATCATCGCCCTGGCGGCCAGCGCGGCCACGACGATCACCAGTGCCTGCACGAAGGTCCTCGCCTCGCCGGTGGCGCAGTTCATGATCCACCAGCCGGCAGCCCTCGCGGGCTATGTGAACAACGAGGGCGCGAGGCAGCTGCAGAACTTCCTGGACAGCGTGAAGGCGAGCATCATCAACGGCTATGTGGTGAAGAGCGCCGGGAAGACTTCCCGGAAGACCTTCGAGAAGCTCGTGGACAACGAGACCTTCATGCCGATCCAGGACGCCATCGACCTCGGTCTGGTGGACGGATACCTGGACACGGACGAGGAGACCGACGCGCTGCTCAGCGCCGGCGGCGGTCTGAAGCTCGCGAACGCCATCTGTGTCAACGTGGACGCAGACACCCTGCTGACGCGCTATGAGGAGGCCGTGAAGGCCGGGAACCTGGAAGAGGTCCCCGGGCACCCGGTGAAACGTGAAAGCCCTCAGACGGACGGCAGCGCGCTGACGGAGGCCAAGAACAAGGCATTCGAGATGCCGGAAGTCGAAGTGCTGACGGGACCGGCTGCTGATATGCTGATGAACCGGCTCCGGGCCGAAAACCCGCGGATCACCGAAAGCCGAAAGATCTGCGAAAACCTGATTTCTGACTGGCGGCTGCAGGCCGCCCTGGATCTGGAGAAAGTGAGGTACCCGCGATGAATGCTTTTGAACGGGGCCTCGCCGCCCTCATGGGCGGGAGGTCGGCGCGAGAGCCGCCGAAGGCGAGCAACGCGGTGACGCCGGAGGCAATCGGGCTGAGCCTGAACAACATCCGGACGGACCAGGACGCGGCCATGAAGCTGTCGACGGTCTCGCGCTGCATCGACATCCTGTCGGACTCTCTGGGCAAGATGCCCTTCTTCGTGTACGACAGCGTCAGCCGGCAGCGGGTGCCGGACCACGACATCCTGCCGCTGCTGGCTATCCGGCCGAACAGGCTGCAGAGCGCCTTCGTGTTCCGCAAGCAGATGGAGGCCGAGCGCGTGTGCAACGGCAACGGCATCGCCTGGATCCAGCGGGACCCGCGGAACCTGAAGCCGACGGCCCTCTTCCCCATCCCCTCCGGTTTCTGGACCGTGCAGCGGCTGAGTGACGGCTCGCTGCGGTACACCGTGCAGCACCCCTTCGAGGACCGGAGCATCGTATGCGGCGAGATGGACGTGCTGCATGTGATGGCATTCTCCAAGAACGGCTACAAAGGCGTCGGCTACCTCGAGCGCGCGCAGGAAATCGTCCGGACGGCAAAGGCCGCGCAGGAATACAGCGCGAGCTACTACCTCAACGGCGGGCAGCCGGCGGGGATCCTGCGCACCGAGTCGGATCTCTCCGGCACCGTGACCGTCACCGACGCGGACGGCACGCAGCGGACCATCTCCAAGAAGGACCGCATGCGTGAAGAGTGGGCGAAGCGTCAGGGCGGACCGGACAACGCCGGCAAGGTGGCCGTGCTGGACATGGGGCTGGACTACAAGCCCCTGAGCATCTCCAACCGGGACGCGCAGTTCGTGGAGCAGTCAGCTCTCAGCGTGGAGGACCTTGCGAGGGTCTTCGGCGTGCCGCTGTACAAGCTGCAGGCCGGCAAGCAGAGCTACAGCTCGAACGAGCAGAACGCCATCGAGTACGTGGTCGGAACGCTGCACCCGAACGCGGTGATCTGGGAGCAGGAGCTCAGCTACAAGCTGCTGACGCCCCAGGACCTCGCCAGGGGCCTGCGGATCCGCGGCAACCTGATGAACGAGCTGAGAGGCGACTTCCAGAGCCGCGGGACCTGGTACCAGACCATGCGCGACAACGGCAGCTTCAGCGTCAACGACATCCGCGAGCTGGAGGACATGCCGGACGTGGAGGGCGGCGACGAACACTACGCCAGCCTGAACTACGTCCCGCTGCAGGACTGGCGGGAGCTCAGCCGGGAACGCGCCGAGAAGAACGCGGGCGGAGGTGACGAGCTGTGATCGTCCCGGTCCTGATCCTCTTCCTGCTGGGCGGTGCGGCCGTCACGGTGGGCGCGGGCATGATCCTGATGCCGGCCGGCATCATTACCGGCGGTGTATTCCTGATTCTCTTGGCGCTGCTGCTGATCGTCATGATCGGCAGCAGGAACAAATAGCATATCCGCGGCCCGGCCGCTGATATAATATCATCTTTTTTCATGGAGGTAAAAAAACATGGAGAGAAAACTGATCGAACTGGCCGCGGAACGCGAAGCGGCGCTGAACGCCGCACAGGCGGCCCTTGACGCCCAGGACGAGGCGACCTACAACAGCCAGATGGAGCGCGTCCAGAACATGAACGCGGAGATCGCCCGCATCCAGAACCTGATCGCCGAGCGCAACCGCCATGTCCTCGAGAGCACCCCCTCCCCCGCTGAAGCCCGCGACATGGCTGAGGAGCGCGGCAGCCAGCTCATGAACCACAAGAGCGTGCGCATCACCAATGCGGAGATCATGCGCAGCCTGCGCAACGCTGTGACCCTCGGCGGCACCCTGGTGCAGCCCACCGGCGCGGACAGCCAGATTCACGGAGACGGCGCCGCCATCTCCAGCATTCTGGACATGGTCCAGGTCGTGGACCTGACCGGCCTCGGCAGCTATGAGGTCCCGTACCTGATCAGCGAGTTCGACGGCACCGTCGGCAACATCACCAGCAAGTCCGGCCAGGCCCGCAGCAACAGCTCCGACCCGAGCTTCGGCATCTCTGTGCTGAAGTCCGTCGAAGTCACCACGACCAGCTACGTGGACCGCAACATCGCCAAGCTCAGCCCGGCGAACTACTACGCCCGCGTCCAGGAGATGGCCCTGCGCGCCCTGCGTCGCAGCGCCGTCAACCTGATCGTCAACGGTGACTCGCTGGATGCCACCAAGACCATGTACGGCATCAAGAACGCCCTCAACAAGGCAGGCAGCTCGATCATCAAGACCGACACCTACTCCAGCATCGACGTCGACACCCTGGACGAGCTGTACTTCGCCTACGGCGCCAACTCAGAGCTCGGCGGCGCGGCGAACCTGCTGCTGAAGAAGGCGGCCCTGAAGGCCTTCGGCGAGCTGCGCGGCACCAACGAGAAGCAGCGTCTGTTCAAGATCACCCCGACCGGCAACGGCAACACGGGCATCATCGCGGACGGCGGCGTGCAGATCCCCTACGTGCTCACCCCTGAGCTCGCGGACGGCGACCTTGTCTACGGCAACCCGCTGCACTACCTGCTCGGCCTCTTCGGTGACTACGAAATCCGCATCGACGAGAGCGTCAAGGCCGTGGAGCGCATGCACACCATCCTCGGCGACGTGGCCCTGGGCGGCAACGTCATCGAGCACGAGGGCTTCGTGTACTTCAGCACGGGCGTCAGCGCCGGCTGATAGAGCGCCATGGCGAGGAGATCGGCGGCTGCGTTAGCAGAGGAAGCAGCTGAGGCCGCGGCGGCTGCGCAGGCCGCCGCCCTCGAGGCCTGCCTGGAGTACATGCACGTGGATCCGGACGCCGACGACGTCGACCGGATCCGGGACGAATTTATCCCAGCAGCCAAGGCATATCTGCGCGGCAGCGGCATCGAGGAGCCGCCAGAAGGCAGTGATCCGATTGACGTGGCACTGTATACGCTGGCATGGCACTCGCTCACCCTGCACTACTATGACCACAGGGACGCGGTCGGGGATGAGAAAGCCTTCCCGACCGGCCTGCGGCCGATCATCAATCAGCTGAAGCACACAGCGGAAGCGCCTCTGTAGGGGCGGCCCGGTGTGACGGCTGCGGTGTGTCCGATCCGGACACCGAGATTTTACAAGGAG